CTCGACGGCCGATAGGTATCGGTGCCGATCGCGCGCGCGCAATCATCGGCGAGCGCATAGAGGCGATCGACGGGCAGCTCCTCGTTTAGCGGATCGCCGGAGACCACGAGGACCGGGACCTCATAGGTCGCGCCGGCAAAGGTCCGGCGGAGCAAGGTCGGGAGGCCGACCAGGACGCCGACCGGCTGGGGATAGAAGGCGCCGGCGTCGCGGGTCGCATCGATCCCGGCGTCAGCGAGAACGGCGAGCGTGGTCGCGATCGCGGCGCCGGCGCCAGTAAGCGGCGTGACACTCAAAAGAGACCCGGCCTCCGCCAGCCGACCAGCCGGAGGATCTCGGCGCGCCTGGCGCCGAGCGCGTCATAGAGCGAGGTTTCGTCGCCGTAGCCGGCATAACCGCTCGGCGCGTTGCGGGTCTGGAATAGCTGCGCCGCCCAGTAGATCGAGCCTTGGCGGACGTTCTCCGGGACCAAGGCTCGATCGGAAAAATCCAGGTCGGATCGACGCTCCTCGATCGCGGCTTTCACCGCGAAAGTGGCGCCGTCGATCCGACCGTCCATCGCGGAGTCGCCGGACGGGTAGACGCGATCGGCATAGAGCGCGACGTCCTGCGGCGTGATCCAGGCGGGAGCCGGCTCGGTCACTTGCCGGACGTCCTCCGCGCCGTTCCGGCGGCCTCGGCCGCGGCCGGCACGATCGCCGCGAACTTGAGCAGCTCGCTCGGATAGTCCGTATCGAACAGGCCTTCTCCGACCACGGCCAGCTCCACGTTCAACGCGCCGATCGCGTTCGCGGTCAGGCGGACCGGCTCGGACGTGCGCGCGTCCACGGCGCGGCGGGTCGCCAGGATCACCTCGCCGGTGGCGAGCGTCCCGGAGACCACGGCCGGGATGCCGGCGAAGGACGTCGCGAGCGGATCGGCGGAAACGCCGCCTTGCGCGAGCGCGACCGAGAGCTGGCCGACGTCGGCGAACTTCCCCCAAACGTCGGGCGCCATGAGGATCACTTCGGGCGATCGATGCGCGTTGCCGGACGCTTCGTAAAACTCGGCGACCGCGGCGCCGAGCGTGGTCGCGACGCCGACCGCGGCGGCGCCAACCTCGCCGTAGATCTTGGCCTCGACGCCGGCATAGAAGTCCTGGACGGCCTGCGCGTAGATCTCGTCCACGATCGACGGGTCGGAGCGCTGGACCACGACCCAGGGGATCGCGCCGGCCCAATCCCAGCGGATCACGTCCGCGGTTTGCGTCCCGATCACGACCTTGGACGAAGTGGCGTCGGCGTCCACGCTGGCGGCCCAGGCGCCAGCCGGATAGGTGGTCCACTTCGGCTTGGAGACCATGAGGCCGACGCCCGGGAGCGCGCGCGAGCGGAAGGCCGTATAGAGCGGACGCGCGATCTCTTTCCCTCCGATCACGGTCCGCTCATAGGTCGGCGGCAGAAGGCCGGAGACGTCCGTGGAGATGCTCTCGGTCAGCGCCGCGCGGAGGATCTCCGCGGACTTGTGGTCGCCATGCTGCGCGCCGATCAAGTGGCGCACAAAGAGACCGGCGGAGAGCTTCTGAGGCTCGCTCCGCGCGGCCGTGATGATCGCCGGCCGGCGCGCGGCCTCGGCGGTTTCCTGCGTCTCCATCGGTTCCTCCTCCTCCTCGCCATCGAGCGAGAGCTGATCGGGGTTTGCCTCCGCCTCTTGCTCGGCCGGCTCCTCGCCGGCCTCCTCCTCCTCGGCCTCCTCCTCGGCCTCCTCCTCGTCCTCGTCCTCGTTTCCCTCGACGACCTTTTCCGCGGCGACGCGCTCCACGGTCGCGCCGGCGAAGGCGCCGATCGGGACTAGCGAGGCCTCCCAGAGGGTCGCCGAGCGGACGTCCGTGATCCCGTCGGGAGCGTCGGACCACTCCTCCAGCTCAAAGCCGATCGAGATCGAGCCGCGCGATCCGGACTTGGCCTGCTCAAGCGCCGTATCGCCGTCCGCGGTTCTGTCGATCCGCGCCTGGAGCTGCGCGCCCAGCTCGCCGTCCACGAGCCGCGAGACGACGCCGACCGGCGCGTTCTCATCGTGGCCGAGGAGGAACGGCGTCCGGTCGCGCGCGCGATGGAGCGCGCCGGCGTGGAATCGGTAGCGCTGGCCTTCGATCGGTTCCGAAGGCTCGCCGTAGGGAACCGCGGTTCCCTCGATCAGTCGCCGGCCGGTGTCGATCGCGGCGACGTCTACCTGGAGACGGATCATCTAAACCCTCCCGGGAGCTAGGTCCGTTGCGGACGTGGACGGAATGCCGAGGAACGAGCGCGCCTCGTCACGCGAGACGAGATCGGCGGCGTAGAGCTGGAGCGCGTAATCCGCGGCGGCCTGGGGATCGGAGCGGAGGAACGCCTGGACGTCAAAGGCGACCTCCTGGCCGCGCGGCGTGACCGCCGGCAGGGACAGCGTGGACTCGATCGTCTCCAGGTGAGGCGCGACCGCGTTGGAGACGAAAACGGCGAGCTGCTGAGGGAGGCTTTGGTACTGGAGAACCGAGGCGTTTCCGCTCGGACTCGCCGAGACCATCGCGACCGGGACGTTAAAGAGCCGCGCGCATTCCGTGGCCGCGAGCGCGCGCGCCTCCACGAGCTGGAGATCGTGCGCGTTCACGTCCGTCCGCTCATAGCGGAAACCCTGGAGCGCGGAGACCGCGTTCGCCGTCCTCGCAGCCATAAAGCCTTGCGCGCGGTCGCGCAGCTCATCGTCCGATAGCTCCTGGCCTTCGTTATAGAGAACGCCGGCCGGCAGCTCCACGTCCGCGAACCGACGCGCCGCATCCTCGACGGCGATCGCGGCGGCGATCGTGCGCGCGCCGAGATAGAGGACACCCGGCAGCGGCGAATCGAAGCGGATCATCTCGTCCGGCTCCACTAGATCGCGCTCGCCGGCGACCGTATAGCCCTCCAGCATCGAATAGGCGCCAGTGGCCGGCTCGACCTTCGGCTGGACGTCCGGGAACGGGAGCCAGCGCGCGCGGATCGGAAAGCCGCGCGGGTGGACCTCGGAGCCGGCGCCGTCAAAGGCGAGAACGCGCCAATAGGCGCGGCCGTAAAAGAGGAGATCGTCCAGCGTCCCGGCCAGGGTCGCCGGCCAAGTAGTGTCCGGGTCCGGCTGGGTCAGGAGCGGCCCGGACGGGAGACGCTCCGGACCGCGATAGGCGTAAATGCCCATCTGGCAGGCGGCGCCAACGATCAGATTGCGGCAGGCGAGAACGGTCGGGATCGTCAGCGCCGAGTCGCGGCCGGCCGCCGCGAGCGGCCAATTCACCACGGCCTCCTCCAGGAGCGTCCCGGGACGGATCACGGCGCCGGCGACGGCCGCGGGATTCTGGCGCGGCGCGATCTCGGCCTTCCGGCGGAGCGGGATCTTCACGAGAGCCAGCATCGGCTCCACGCGGCGGCGCGCGCAATCCGTGAAAGTCCTATACTCGCCGGCGCATGCCCCAGGGACACGGCTTCACGGCGGACGAGCTGCGCCAGCTCGCGAACGAGATCACGCAAACGGACCTGGAGCTGGCGCGCGGAATCCTCGCCGCGATCCGCAAGGCGACCCGCGGCCAGAAGATCTCCACCCGGACGGCGCGGCTCCTCATGCTCGCCGGCGAGATCGAGCTGGCGATAAACGATCGCGATCTGGAGCGGGAGATGGTCCCTAAACCGAGGAGGCGCAAATGAGACCGGAGCGGCCATCGGAGCGCGCGATGCGCGAGGCGGACGAGGCGCGCCTTCACCTGAGCGAGCTGGAGACCCGGATCGAGGAGGCGCCTTACCAAGGCGAGCATTGGCAGGGCGACGATCCGCCGATCGTGGTCTATGACGATCGGACCGGCCGGCTCCTCGGCGAGGCGACGGACGCCTATCAGTCGGAAGGCTCGTTCGTGATCGCGATTCGCCGGCTCGCCTAAAGGTCCGGCCGGCTCGGTCCGATAGGAGGCCTATGGCCTCGTGGCATCCGGACTCAGGCGGCGGCGGAGACGATCGTGGAGCGCTGGCGCGCTTCCGGGCGCAGCTCGTGGCCGATCGC